ATCACAATTTCTTGATTAGGTGCAGTTAAAGTATTTGCAAGTAAACCTTGAATAATTTGGCCTGCAAAGTAATCTCTTAAATCCATGCCCTCTTCCCACACTCTTTCTGAATCACCTACAGGAAATGCTTTCATATTTTCTCACTCGCTTTCTTTAAAAGGTCTTTTGCAAATTCTAATGCGGTGCTAGGGTATCTAACATCTACAAACATTGGGCTGGCTATTTCTATTATTTCCTCATCGCTTAACTCACCAATTGGGTGCGTATAAAGTGGTTCGCCAATAACCCTAGTCTGCCAATCACTACCACTACCTGAATCCATATATTTATATCCGTATCCGTCAAAGTCGTATCGAATAGCTACTGGTTCAGAGCCTATTAATCGTTCTATTTCAGCTTGTTGCTGGCGTAGCATGATAACGGCTTGCTTGCCCCAATCGTGTGGTTCTGCGTATGTATTAAATACATCTGCTAATTCATTTGCTGTCATGATTTAATAACCTCCGCACCTTTTAAATCGCCTGTTTCACCATCGTAGATTAATTTAAGATTAGCATGAGGAGAATCCGACCATTCAAAAGTTAAACTATAAGTGCGTCTACCTACACGCAAATACTCAACAACATCAGGCTTTGGTTCAGGCTTAACTCGGTATTCTATATCAGTATTCCATTTGGGATTATTGTCAGAGCAATTTTCCCAATAACTTTCGTTTAAATATTGAATCTCAGCACCATCAGCCCAAAGTTTTATTAGTTCGCTATGTTTATGTTTCATTTTGCACTCCCTAACCAAACATACTTAGCCCATCGTTTATTGTTCTCGCTTATTTTTTGGGTAAAAATTTTATGTCCACTAGCCCTTAATTCAAAAATGACAGCCGATAGGCGTGTGATATGATACAAGGTGATAGCTTCCCATGAAGTGATGGACTTATTTTTTTTCAAATGAGCCAAAACAGTTTCTTTTTGCGTTTCAAGTATTTTCATGTTTAATATCCTTTTCAATTTGTTTCTTTAGTTCGTTTAATAAAACTTGCCCAAATGAATGTGTAAAGTTGCCGTAAACTTCACGATATTTAGCAAGTGCATCATCAAGCCTTTTGTGATACTCTTCATTTGTCATCTCAAACTCCTGTAAAGTAAATTGCTAAAAAATAGCCAATGGCTACACCAAAAACAACCACAACCGCATAATCTCCTAAAGTTGGTTTCATCTTTCACGCTCCACGATTTCAACATCTGTTAATATTTTGGTGTTTTCATTGAATCTTGCCCCGAATTGCCATCCATCCAAACATCCATATAACGAACCGTTGATGATGTTGGTTCTTCTTCGATGGTTATCTTATATTTTTTATCAAACCTATCTACAACCGTTATGGTTTTTTTGGTAGAAACAAATGCGCCATGTTCATCCAAATCCCACTCCATCTTACCAACCTTATGTAGCAAACCATCATCATCATTGTGCTTTAGGTATTTAGCTATGGTATGGGCGATATAATCACAATATGCGAACATAATTAGCCCCCTAGGGGGCATCCTTTCTTTAATAACGACGGTTAGCCAATTGAGATTCTGTTGGTTTTTTTATGCGGTCAATATCAATCCATCCTGAATCGTAAACTTGACCTTTAATGGTTTGCCAAAGATGTACATTAAAGCCAACTATTGCTCCCACTTCATACACCTCACCATTAGGCAAATTGTTTACGGCTACGATGTCACCTTGTTTAATATCTTTTAATTTCATATATCCTCCAATTATTTAGAAGTTGTTTTTACAGCAAACACAGCAGATACGGTCGTGTGTTTGATAATAAAATCTTCAGAAATATTGAGTTCTTGAACAAGGTTTTTCCAATTTACTACAGCACGGTTTTGTTCAACAACGGTAGCTTTAAACATAGAGCCTTCAACAACTTTAGAACCGTTTGGTAATGTTGCTTGGTCTTTGATTGCATCTTTGATTGCATCTGCTTGCTTTGTTAAATCAGCAATTTGTGCCAACAATAAACCAAGTGTATCTACGGATACTGCGTTTACATTTAATGGTGCATTCATTTACTTCTCCTTTATCTAAAAAACTGCAATGTCGCAGTAATTACAACTATACATACAATTATCCACTTGTGCAACATATTTTTTAATTATTTTTATAAGAAAAACCCTAATAGGGTTTTCCCTACTATTCGTAATTGTTTTTAACTTGCCATAAGCGTAAGCAGGCTTGGAACATAGTCCAATACCTTTCTAATTCTTCATCACGCCATTCAATAATTTTGACGATGACAGGTTCATTAACGGATACATAAACATTGGCACAGCGAGCTTTAGGCACATTAAAACCCATGCGATAAGCTGCCAATTGCATACCTTGTTGGTCATATGTCACCATTTTATCTACGTCGTTTGTATCCTTGGTTTTAAAATCAATTACAATCCCATTGCCTAAAAAATCAATAAGGTCGGTCTTGCCACCAAATCCAAGCTTGCCATTAGGCATTTTTTGCTCACTTTCCCAAGGGCGTTCACCAAAATGGTCATTCAAGGCTTTTACAACAGCTTTGACATGATTTGGATGTTCTACATTGGATTTGCCCTCATAGTGTTTTTGCAAGCTTGTATGGATGTCTGTACCTTTTTGCATTGCTTTGCGTGAAGTTTCTTTTGAATCATGTTTGACACGTTCTGCAAATATGGTTAAAGACTCGCCTTCAATTCTTGGAAGCGTCAGCGCAGACATAAGCATTTCACCCAACATCCATTGCACCAAGCCTTCAGAATGCATCATTCTTAAAATGTTCGAAACGCTAGGCACTAAATTGTTTGCCCTTGCATCTCTCAAGGTGGTGTTACGCTCTTTACCATTTTTACCAACAATGGTATACATCGGAGCGCCTGTTTCCCTGTTATACCAATGACCACTTTCTTTTGCTCGTTCGTTATCTTTTGCTATCATAATTTTCCTTAAATTAATTCTAATGATTGTTGTTTTAGTCGTTCAAACTGCAACGCCTCGTAACCTTTATTTAATTCACATCCAACCCATTTTCTACCAAGGTTTTGTGCTACTGCACCTGTAGTGCCGCTACCAAAGAATGGGTCAAGAACAATATCGCCTACCTTACTTCCTGCAAGTACCATAGGTTCTACAAGTTCTTCAGGAAACGTAGCAAAATGCGCACCTTTATACGGCTTAGTAGTGACCGTCCATACAGAACGCTTATTGCGAAACTCTGATGCCTCCCATTCATTACCGCTTTTTGTTGCATATAATGGGTCGTCGTTATCGCCATATTTATTGCCACCAAACTTAATACTTGTTTTTTTCTTTCCTGTTAAACCTGTATGGGGTGATAATCCTGAACCTTCATTGTGATATTTGCCATTTGTTCTATCACGCTCACCCCAATACTGCGCAGGTTCTTGAATCGATTTATTGTCAAAATAATACTTTTGACTTTTACTAAACAAGAAAATGTATTCGTGTGATTTAGTACAACGGTCTTCTACAGACTCAGGCATCGGATTTGGTTTATGCCAAATAATATCTTGACGTAAATTCCATCCAAAGTCTTGAAGTGCAAACGCAACACGCCATGGAATACCAATTAGATTCTTTGGTCGAATACCGCTTCCATTGCCACTTGTAGGTGATTTAAACTCAACAAATTTATCTTGACCAAAAGACTGTGCCACAGAGCCATTACCATTGCTTCCTGCGTAAGAATCGCCAAGGTTAACCCATAACGTACCATCGTCAGAAAGAACGTCCCAAACGCCTGCAAATACACTTACAATCGCATCAACATACGCTTGTGGACTTTCCTCTAAACCAATCTGAGAATCCTCTCTAACAGCACCACATTTAGGACATATTTTTTTATAAATGGCATCACCAACTGTTAAATCTTTATTTGCATGACCTGTAATGGTTTTGTCAGAATGTTTGCTATCTCGCTTATGCGAGCAGTTTTCATCACCGCCAATCCAAGTTGCTGTTCCATAATCTCGCAATCCGTAATATGGGGGACTTGTAACACACGTTTGAACTTTAATACCTTCTTCTTTCATTTGCCGTAAAGAATCACGACAATCACCCCAATATACTTTGTTCATTTTGTTCTTATCACCTCAACATATTGCTCATTGACGTTGCGAGAGCTTGATAAACATCCATTACCAAAAACACGATTAGCCCTAGAATTACAATTTGCTTGGATGTCATCTATTAAAAACTTTCCTAAAGGTATGTTAACTGATTGACCAACCAATAAATGGTCAATAAATTGAGCAACGTATTTACTAATTCCCTTGTTAACAATGAGTCGTTTTTTATGCTTAAGTTTTTTTTCCGTTTGATGAATTTCACCATTAGGGTCAGTTACCTTAAATTTACAACCCATGTTAGTCATGCCCTCAATATAAATAGCAAGAGCCTTTTTTTGTAAATCGGTAAATTTTGATTCCGATAATTCAAGTTGCATCATGTTCTCCTAATTAAACCAAAGATAGAATCCATGAAGAATTCCAATGGGAAAAAAAATAGCTCCTGCTACTAAGAAGCCCCAAGTTGCGTGACTAAAACAAAAAAAGATGTGCGTTAGCCACGCTATAAAACAAGCAATTCCAATAATAAATGGCATATAATTTCCTTTGTAATCAATAAGTTATTTAAAAAGGCACGTCATCGTCCATGTCTTTTAACGATTTTGGAAAGGCATCATCAAGTTGTTTTACTTGTTTTGGTGCTGTAGCCACCTTTTTGTATTCAGGGGATTCCATAATCTTTTTCTTCAAACCATCGGATAACTTTTCAAACTTGTTTGCGTCAAAATCATCCAAGCTAAACAAAAGTGTTGGATTTACACCTTCAGGCAATCCTGCCTTTTTAATCACCGATGGCACGGGGGAAATGGCTTTAACATTGGCATAGGTTTTGCCTGCCGTTCCTGTATCATGGCTAATCGATACCATGCAATATTGGTTCAAGATGTTTTCAAGGTTAAACCCTGATAGTTCATCCAATGTAAATGCACGACCACGCCATGCTTCTAAATGCGCCCTTAACGTAGCTTTTTCGGACAACGATAGCGTGTAGTTAGACGATACGACTAAAGGCTTGCCATCGCTTGTTGTAAGTGAATTGCCATCATCATCTTCGCCATGAAGTTCCCATGTAATTAAAATCTTGCGTAATACATTGCCATATGAATTTTTGTGGCTACCCATATCAACGATACGATAGCATCGTGCAACATGGTTTCCTGATGGTGGTAGTTGAAAGTCAGAACCACCGCTTGCGGTTGCGATAATTGCCATAATTATTTCCTTATTGTTAAGTTGTTTAAGTTCATTTCGCCAAAATAAACATCAAGTGCTTCGGATGTTTCTTGGCTTGGGGATGGGGATTTAAGACCACATTCAAAACGAATGATGTCAAAGTCATCGGATGTTGCTTGACCTAACTCAGCTCGTTCTATGGCTTCCTCAATACGCTTTTGACGTTCTTGGAACATGATGGATAATTCGTGTGTTTCTTCTTGCGTCATAGTAATCTCCTAAAAAACAGCAAAATGGCTGTACTATCAATATAACACATTTTTTATTTCTGCAATATTTTTTTTTATCATTTTTTATGTTATTATTTTTTACAAGGAGGAATAATGAACAAAATTAAAACGCTTTTACAAGTTGAATTTGGGACACTTGATGCCCTTGCCAATCATTTAGGAATAAGGAATACAGCCGTCTACAATTGGTTTGCAAAAGGAAAAATTCCAATACGACATATCAAAAAAATTTACGATTTGTCGGATGGTCGCATCACAAAAGAAATGCTTCGTCCTGATTTGTTTGGAGAAAAAAATGTTAATTGAACTTAGAAATAGTGTTTTTTATATTGAAAATACCAAAAATGGATTTATTTCTTGCATGAATATAAAACCCTATGATGGGAATCGCATTCAATTAAATATTGATAATCAAACGCATAGCCAAGGTGGTTTTGTTTTAAACAAAATTTTAATCAAGCAATTAATTAAATCTTTGGAAGCAGAACTTTTATACATTGAAGGTCAATAATGTCTAGCAAAACTGATATTTGGATGCCCTTGTATATTGGTGATTATCTTGCCGACACAGCACGATTAACTACAGAACAACATGGAGCATATCTTTTGTTGTTAATGGATTATTGGCGAAATGGTAAATTACCTGACAATGACCAAATTCTAGCTCAAATAACAAAACTTACTCCTGATGCATGGAGCAATGCACGAGCAATGCTTTCGCAATTTTTTTGCATTGAAAATGGGTTTTGGATTCATCATCGAGTAGAGCAAGAATTAAAAAATTCTATTGTCAATAAAGAAAAAAAACACACCAAAGCAGTCAATGCTGCTAATGCTAGATGGAAAAAGAGTGATTATAATACTTCAAGCAATGCTACAAGCATAACAACAAGCAATGCTCAAGAAATGCTTGAGAAATGCCCTTCACCTTCACCTTCACCTTCAATAAAAAAAGATATATATTCTTCAAACTTCGAATTGTTTTGGAAAGCATATCCTCTAGGTGGAAGAGCTGGAAAAGGTGGAGCATGGTCATCATGGAAAAAAATTAATCCTGACGAAGAGCTTGTAAACAAAATTTTAAAGTCGATTGATTTTTATAAACAATCAAAGCGAGTCAAAGATGGATTTATTAAGAACCCACAAACGTGGCTGAACCAAAGATGTTGGGAAGATGAAGATGCAGGTTTTGTTGACAAATCGAAGTATCCACCTGAGTGGAGGGTCGGATGAGAGGTCATGAGTGCGTCATAAACCTCCGTAAAGGTGGTAAAAAGCCTCGTAGCGTGTTTTTTTTCTTGGGGGTGTACCCTTACCCTACCCACGATGTTTTTAACCCTGAGAAAGCGATTTTAAGGCTTGAATATCCTGAAGTTTGGGTGGGCAATGATGACCCTGCTAAAGCTGATTTAACTTTTGTTAAAAACTTGGTTGTTCATTTGATTGATTACGGTGGCAAAACAAGTCCACAAACACATTTTGCATGGTGGGCATCACTTGCTAAAGCAGAACCAAAATTATTAATTTTCCTTGATTGGGATGATGAAGTTAACGTATGGAGAAAAGAAGATGTCATATCTTGAAGCGTTGCGGATGCAACAAGAAGCGGTCATATTAGAAGCGGATGATATTGATTTTAAACAATATCTTGATGAAACAGAACCACAACGTAAAGTAAAGGAAAAATCACACTACGAAAAACAGGTGATTCAGTATTTTGAGGGAAGTTTAATCAACAAGGGTTCTCATGTTCCATGGGATGTAAATGGATTCAAGATTGGATTACGACCATCGGAAGTTTCTGTTTGGGCAGGTATCAATGGTCATGGAAAATCACTTTTGATTGGACAAGTTGTTTTAGAACTCATTAAGCAAGGGCAAAAATGTTTAATTGCATCGTTTGAAATGAAACCTGAAATTACATTGGCTAGGATGGCACGCCAAGCTTTGGGAACAAAAATTCCTACGGTGGAATCTTTAGAAAAGTTTAATGCGTGGAAGAAGAATCATTTGTATTTATTGGAACATCATGGAATGATTGAAATTGATACGATTTTAGGTGTGTGCCATTACGCATCCAAGGTATTGGGGGTGCAACATATTGTGATTGATTCCTTAATGAAATGTGTAAAGGGTGAAGATGATTACAACGGACAAAAAGATTTTGTGAATGCTTTGTGTGGGATTGCTTTACAAACAGGAATGCATATCCATTTAATTCACCACGTTCGCAAAGGAAGTGATGAAAAGCATTTGGCAGGTAAGTTTGATTTAAAGGGTTCGGGTTCTGTATCCGACCAAGTGGATAATGTATTCATCATTTGGCGTAACAAAGAAAAAGCATTGGAACGTCAAACCAATGGTGTTGTGGATGAAACGATTCCTGATGCTTTGTTATCGTGTGAAAAGCAACGCAATGGGGAGTGGGAAGGCAGGATTCCATTATGGTTTCATGGTGATAGTCAGCAGTATTTAGAAGTAGTTCGTGGTCAAATTCGACATTATGTTTAATAGGAGGTTTTATGGTTAAAAAAGCAACAAAGCAAGAAAAAGATTTGTATTTGGGTAATCGTGAAGTAGAACTTGAAAAGGTGGATTCCGAAATTGCAAGGATTCGTGATGGTAGGGATGCACCTCTTACCGAACAAATTTTTGGTGAATCCAAAGCTTACATGGGCGATGCTAAACAAGCATTGTTTGTATCGAACGGTGAAATTAGACCTGATGATGACCCATTGATTGAGTTCATTGAACTTTATCAACCAAGCGTGATGGTAGAAAGACAAAAGTTTTATCGTCGTTTACTTGATGTGTTGGAGGGTTGGAAATGAGTGAAATGAGCGATTTTCAAAAACAGTTTATGGCTAAAGGCATTGGCAATACTCTGTTCACTCAAAAAGAGTTTGATGATGCTTTAGCAATGGCACAGGCTGAGATTATGGCGATGGCAATAGAAGCATCAAGAACTGCTGTAATGATAGAACGTGAAGCGTGTGCAAAAATTTGTGAAGAAGAAGCTATGAAAGAAGATGAAGGCGAAATTTGTACTGCCATCAAAAACGTAGCTGATGTTATTCGTAATCGCATACCGAGCCAACGCCAATGATGGAAATTACTTTACCGTTTCCACCAACCGTAAACACCTATTGGAGGAAGTGGAACAATCGTATGGTGATTTCTGAAAAGGGTAGGGCTTATCGTGAAATTGTCAAAGATTTAATGATGGTCGAAGGAAGGTCAATTCGAACAAATAAGCCTTTGCGAATAGAAATTAAAGCTTATCGTCCTGATAAACGTAGAAGAGATTTAGATAATTTGTTGAAAGCAACATTTGATGCCCTTGCTTATGCAGGTGTGTATGAAGATGATTGTCAAATTGTTGATATGCGTATTTATTGGGCGAATGAAATCGGTGGATATCTTAAATTAAAATTGGGAGAAATAAATGGAGCGTGAAATTGACCCACATGATGCGGTTGATTATTTAATCAAAAATGCAAAGCGTTTTGCACAAGCTCGTGCGGATAGAGTTTATTTAGAAGAATTCCGTAAAAGCAAAAAAGCGTTGTTAATGAAAAAAAGCATGGAAACAGCCATTAATGCACAAGAACGTGATGCTTATGCACATCATGAATATTGTGAACTTTTAGATGGTATTCGTGAAGCGGTTGCGATTGAAGAAGAATTGCGATGGCATATGATAGCAGCCCAGGCAAGGATTGATATTTATAGAAGCCAAGAAGCAACGGCACGCATGGAAATGAAGGCAACCGTATGATGTACCGTAACGAAAAACTTCTAAAGGCTGTGTGTACCTTACCTTGTATGTTGTGTGGGCTAGAAGGTTCAACACAAGCGTGCCATAGCAATCAATTACGGCATGGCAAGGGTAAGGGTATTAAAGCACATGATTGGGCAATCGCAGCCCTTTGTTTTAAGTGTCATCATGAAATTGACCAAGGCAATAAATTATCAAAAGAACAGCGCAGAGATATGTGGCAAGATGCCCACGAAGATACGATTGCAATGTTGTTTGAACGTGGTTGGTTGAATGTTGAAGATAATCCATATTGAAAGGAATGCAATGAAAACAGCATCAATTATTGTTGCTACATTTATTTGTGGCTTTGTTATTTTTTTAACTGAACTAGCAAGAAGGGGGTTGGTATGATTAAGGTTCAATCTGATGGACACATACTTCAAATTCAGGCTATTAAAGTGGAAGATGTTGTTAATCCTAAGTCTGACATTGTGCACGAAACAAAAATTTCACTTACTAAACCATACAAGTTGGGAGTAAAAATGGAATTTGATTATGGCAAAGCCAATTTAAAACTAATTTTCGATGGCGAAACAGGCGATTTAAAAGGTGCGGAGGTGATTAAATGAATGCAAATGAACTACCAGCAGACCAATTAGCTGATTTATTAGATGAGATTCCAGTAGGTGACTTTGAAAGCCTTGACCATCATCACTTTACTAGG